GATTGAATGGTTCTCACCTTATGCTGAATACATCAAAGTTGTAGGTGTAGGAAATCATGAGAGTGCAATATTGAAGCATAATGAAATTTCTATCCTTGACAGATTTGTTGGTGGGCTAAATTCTAAGAACGGAACTCACGTCGAACTTGGCGGATATGGTGGCTGGATTGTTTATACATTTAATAGAAACGGTTCAAAAGCATCCTATCGTATCAAGTATATGCACGGAATTGGAGGGGGTGTAGTTACGAAGGGCGTGATTGGACATTCACGGATGTCTACATACATACAGGGTGCAGATATGATTTGGCAAGGTCACGTTCACGAAGACTATGAAATGAACTACCGAGTTGAAAGAATGAACCATAAAAATGCGGTTGAAACAAAAGACGTGTTAATGATTAGGACTTCAACATATAAAGACGAGTATAAAAAAGGTGACGAATATGGAGCAGCAGGGTGGGCAATAGAAAAGGGATTTTCTCCTCGTTTCATCGGGGCGAGATGGTGCGACTTAACACCTGTGAGAATACATCAGAAAGGCATAGATAAAATTATAATTAAAGCGAGAACATACCAGACCCAATGAAGATAGACGTAAACTATATATTTCGGGATGACCAAGTCGACCCCATCTATCACAAGTTAGGTCTTGAAATGGACGCAGATGAGGTAGAGATTGTTGAGCGTGGTGTTTTGGATTTGACCAAAGTGGCAGGGGCTGCTCAGTTTTATGAATCAACACAGGTGTTCATGGACAATGGTCATATTTTTTATGTAGATTTGCAATTCGAGGAGTTCAAATATCTATGGCAGACAGTGTAAACAACCCGACTCACTATAGCGGTGAGGTCGAGTGCATCGAAGCAATTAAAAGTTCAATGAGTAATGAGAGTTTTAAGGGGTATCTTAAGGGTAACATCATTAAGTATATTTGGCGTTATGAGCGGAAAAATGGGACAGAAGACTTGCTTAAGGCTCAATGGTACGTCAACAAATTGGTCGAAACAATACAATCAAATGGGTAACATAAACAATGCTAATCTGGACTACATCCTCCGCTGGGAGGGCGGACTTTCTAAGCACTCAAAAGATAGTGCATCAGCGAACTGTGTGCCTGATGGCTCAGGCGTTCATACCAATAAAGGCATTACGTGGGCTGCTTGGAAAGCACAGCACGGAGATTCGAAAGAATCAATAAAGCGTTTCTATGAGATGAGTCATGAAGATTGGAAGTCAATCTACAAGCTCTACTGGGAAGGCATAAAGGCAGACGATATCGAATCAGATTTAATCGCTGAGTTTTGGGCTGATTTCGCTTGGGGTTCTGGTGTTTATGGAGCAGCCAAGCAATTACAGAAATTTATCGTGTCAGAGGGTTTTAACATCGCAGTGGATGGGAAGGTAGGCAAGAACACTTTAAGTGCCTTAAATCGCCTTATAATCATGAAAGGAGAGGACTATATCTACTTAAAGAGTTACGACCACAGAGTTAACTTCTTGAGAGGGCTTGATTCATTCAAGCATTTTGGTCGTGGATGGATCAGCAGATTAAAGGATTTTCACAACTACGCATTGACTAAAATAAATGGCTCTTGATGATTTAGAAAAGTTTGGTGAAAAGAACCGAGCGTTCAACCCGTCAGAGGATGATGGGATTTTGCGTATAGTTCAGAATTGGGGCAATGAGCTTATTGCTCAGATGCAGAACCGATTAAGGATTAATAACACCAACGCAACGAGCAGCTTATCTTCTTCTATTAGTCCAAAAATAACAAGTAAACCAGGTGGATACCGTTTAACAACCATGATGCAAGATTACTGGTATTATGTAGAGAACGGAAGAAAGCGAGGGGAAAAACCACCATACGCAAATATTTATGAGTGGGTGCAAAATAAAAAGGAAATGCAGATGAAGATTTCTCAATCACCTGATCGGATAGCCGCTACAAAGTCACTTACTTTTGCTATTAGAAACGTCGTTGGGAAAAGAGGAACAAAGGCTCAACCATTTATATCTAATTCTTTAGAAAAAGTTACCACAGAAACCCTTGGGCAGCGTATCGCTCAATATATTGCCGATACTTTAGGCAGTCCATAATTAAAAAAGTTTTTTCATTCGGTAAAATATTTTTATATTTGCCGTATGGAAATACAAGAAATTGTCAAACTTATTAAGTTAAAGAAACGCCACGGCATCATCAAGCGTGTGAGCGAAGAAACGGGGGTATCTATGCCCACCGTTAAAAAGTACATTGAAGGCAACGTTATTTCAGACAAAGCTCTGTTAGTTCTAAAAGCTGCCCTTGAAGACATCGAAAACGAGGAGGTGCAGCAATGATCACTATGTTAGTACACGACCACGAGATAGAAGTGGAGCAGTATTTTGTGACACTGTTTTTTGATCGTGAGGAAGTAGAGTCTATGATTATGGATCACTACCGTGATGAGTATTCTGACAATATCTTCAGAGTAGTTGACGAGGAAGGAGCATCATACAAAACAGATTTCAGAATTTACAACGACATAGAGCGTTATGACGTTATTAATGATCTGATGTACTATCACGACCTAAAACCAACAAGAATAAAATTAGTAGAAAATGAAAACAAGTAACGAAACAAACAACCTTGTAAAGGCTTTATTTGAGTTCCAAGGCAAAGTAAACGCTGTTAAGAAGACAGCCAAGAACGATCACTTTCAATCAAGCTATGCAGACTTATCAAGCATACTTGTTACTATCAACCCAGTATGTCAGGAATTAGGTTTGTTAATAACTCAGCACCCACACGATGACGTATTGGTAACCAAGATTTATCACGTTGAATCAGGCGAATGGATGCAATCTGAACAGCTTCTAAGAATGCGAGATGCAAACAATCCACAACAGTATGGTTCTGCTTTGACGTATGCGAGAAGATATGCTCTTGCTTCTATCTTCAATCTGAACCAGGCAGATGATGACGGCAATAGTGCAAGTGGGCATCAAGTTAAAACAGTCAAGGAAACCATCACTCCACAACATCCAATGTGGCAGAAAGCCTTAAAACACATTCAGAACGGTGGCAATATCCAAGACATCAAGGATAAGTTTGTTCTATCTAAAAAGCATGAGGAGGTGCTGACAGCGACCAAATGACTAATGCAGAACGGCTTCAAATTACGATGACGCAAAGTCAAGAGGAATGGCTTAAAGCAAGAGCCAATCGTTTTACGGCTTCAGTAGTACACAAGTTAATGGGGAGCAGCCGATCAGGTTCTCCCCTATCTAAAACGGCAGAAACATTTGTTTATGAACGAGCTGCTGAGATACTTACGGGCAACTCTAAGCCAGTATATGGTGACGCTCTTGAATGGGGTATAACAAACGAGGCGGATGCCTTTTACTATTTCAATCAGCAGAACTTTGAGGAGTGGACTTATTACGGAGGAGAAACCTATGTATTTATTCCTTATGGTGAGTACAGTGGTTATTCACCTGACGGACTGAGTGAAGATGCAATCCTTGAAATAAAATGCCCTTACAATAGCGGAATACATCTTAAGAACTTCAATATCTACGATGCGGATAGCCTCAAGCAAATACACCCAGAGTATTATTGGCAAATGCAACTTGGCATGATTACCGCCAACTTGGATTACGGTTATTTCGTTTCTTATGATCCACGAATGCCTGAAGGGAAACAGATGCACATTGCAGAGATAGAACGTCACGAAGTTGAGTTTGAACTCAATGAGAAATTAGAGAATGCATGGGAATTATTGCAAAATATTTTGGCTAATTAAAAAGAAAGTTTATATTTGAACTATGGAAGTACCAGTAATTTTAGTTTTACCTGTCGCCTTAATCATTGCCATTTGCTATTTAGCCTATGCCAAAATCTGCGACGATGTCAGAGAATTTAAGAAGCTTGAAGATGAGCTTGAGCGTCAAGCGAACGAATCTGAAAAGCCGTATGTTGAACCTTTATACAGAAGGAGATTTAAGAAATGAACAACATGATTCAGCAAAGGGTTGCCGCAGTTCTACTGAAGCACCCTGAAACAAAAGATGATGACCGAATGCTCACTGCCTATTATTGGACTATGCAAATGTCAGACGAAGGTATCAGATTAGAAACTTTTGATGACTTCAAACGTGAGTACACATTTGGCAAGTTGACAGATGCACAGACCATCACGAGAATCAGAAGAAAGCTTCAGATGGAGCGACCACAGTTCAGAGGTCGTAAGTACCTGGAGAAGTTGAACAAACAACAGAAAGTAAAGGAAGATTTGGGGTATGGTGTACAAGGCAACCGTTAGGCTATCATTATCGTCAGGCGTAACCATTCAAGGCACAGTCAACGGACATTGCAAAACGCCAAAGTATTTCTTTGATGTATGCTGTGATTATTTCCTTGAGGAAGTTTGGCACGATGGCAGTACGATTGATGACATTGAAGTAACGAGTATTCAACCGGCTGATAGCTTTTCAAAATTGATTGCACCGGGTACAAGCCTTGATGATGATCAAGCCAAACATGGACACGATTACACACCATTTCACAGGTACAAGATTTTAGAAAATATTTAATATATTTGTAGAGCAAACAACAGGGTGGAAGCTGTTATGTAAAAAGATTTTTGCCTCGGCTGGTTAGATGGTCTTCCACACATCTAATCGGTACGGGGCTTTTTTTATGGCACAAAATAAGAAATCATTCATATTGTACACCGACCTTATTCATACGGTGGAGCAGTTAAACGAGGAACAAGCAGGGAGATTGTTTAAGCATATTCTCGCTTATGTTAATGACCTTGATCCTGAAACAGACGATGTTATCACAAAGATTGCATTTGAACCTATTAGACAACAATTAAAGCGTGACCTTCAAAAATGGGATAGCTACATTGAAAAGCAAAGCCTTAATGGGAAAAAGGGTGGCAGACCAAAGAAACCCAAAGAAAGCGAAAAAACCCAAGCCTTTTCTGAAAAACCCAAAAAAGCTGATAGTGTTAATGTAAGTGTTAGTGATAGTGTAAATGTTAATGTAATAAATAAGAGAGATAAATCTCTCTTGGTGGAAAGGGATGAAATCTTTGATCAGGTTTGGAAGGCTTACAGCCAAGTTTCAACACGACAACCAGGAAGCAAGAAGGATGCAGCATCAAAGTTTAAAAAACTAAAACAGACGGAACTTGAAAAGATTAGGCAGCATTTACCCAAATATCTTAAGAATCACATCGCAGCACAAAAGACAGATTACTTACCTAACTTTACAACGTATTTAAACCAAAGAAGATACGAGGATGAAAAGCTGCCGTATGCTGATAGTCAAAACGAATTAGACAACTGGACATTATGAACTACATTCAGGATATACCACAGGAGATGATATTGGAGCGATTAAAAAAGCTCTGTTCATTAGGAGGCATTAAGCCACCACAACAAGGCAAAGAGTTCATTGAGTTTATTCAAGACGGATTTGCACGATGTGAAATCGAAACGATGGACAAAGCCTTTAGAGAGTATCTGCTCGGAAAGTACACGATCAGACAACCACAGCAGTTGAACGTAAAATTTGTAAGCGATATCATGAACGCATACATCAAAGACAACTCGCACACGTTAAAACTCAAACCACGAGAGTATATGGCGATTGAAGCACCTAAAGACACTAGCCCTAAGATGTCAGCCTTTGACATAGCCAAAAGCAATTGGGAGAATGTCAAAACAAAAAGGGCGGCAGTATTTCCATCTTTTTTATGTAAGGCATGGGAGGAATTAGAGGACAAGCCAAAGATTGATGAGAAGCGAGTGGCTGAGTTAGTGGAGATGATTAATGACAATCAGAACATTTGGTTTTACAAACTCAAAAGAGAGCGAGGTCATAAACAGAAACGCTCACAATTAGACGAGGAAATTATTTACAAAGCCGCCTGTATGGCGTACTATTTAGAACTATGAATGATTTTATAATAGTAAAAGAACATCCGCAATTAATTTTGTTTATTGATTCATTACAGAAAAAAAATGCAGAACAATTATCATTTTATCCAAAACAAGTATTTGAAAGGGAAAAAGAAAACGGAAGATTGTTTTTAGGTTTGCTCAATGGAGAACCTTGTGGTTATATTTATGTGGGAGCAGCTGGTGGAGATGTAAAATGTCATCAAGTATGCATAGAATATGATGCAAGAAGAAAATTTTATGGTGCTATGTTAGTCACCGCACTTGAACAATATGCTTTGGATACTTATAGTAATTCCATAACCTTAAGATGTGGTTTTGATTTAGAAGCCAATCATTTTTGGAAATCATTAGGCTATCAATGTATTAAAGTGGTTGACGGTGGTATAAGAAGAAATAGAAAAATAAATATATGGAGAAAGTATTTAAAACCTCAATTATTTGAACAGATATGGGTAGAGCCAGTGGAAGGTAAAGCCGATAGTAGTATATGGCGTAAAAATAAAGAAACTGGTTTAATTTCTTCTTTTACAAGAGGGAAAAAATTAAATGAATATAGAATGACTGTAATCAACAATGAAAAAAATAAAACAAAATAACTATGAAAGATTTTTACCCAGAGTACATTGCAGCAAAGCAAAAGCTGACAAGATTAGAAAAGCAACACGAGAACTACCAACGTAAAGTCAGAAATCAAATAAGAGAGTATCAAGTGACCATTCACAAGATGAGGCACGAAATACTAAAACTTAAAGGACACAATGTTGAACGATGTCACGAACTTTATGAAAAAATACTGAACGAGTACGGCATCACAGAAGACGAACTCAAAAGCCCAATGAGGGACAGATCAATCGTTAACGTCAGACACGCTTTGTTCTATTATCTAAGGCACAGAAAGAATTTCAGCACTGTGAAAATAGGATCTATTTTTAATCGTGATCATTCAAGCGTTATCAATGGATGTAAGAGAGTGGAGAATTGGCTAGACATTCCTCAGGTGTACAGAGAAGAGTTAACCATTTTAGAGTTAATCAATGGAGCTGACAGTCAGGAAGGGTAGAGAGTACGTTCACATCATCCTTGAGAATGATAAGCAAGTTATCTACTATGCAAAGAAATACATGAAACAAGGCTTTGAGGTTTACAGCATATGCAACGATAAGACTGTGCAACTATTGTGTAAAACTTCTTAAATAGGTATTGAAATTGCAAAGAACTTTGACATATCAAAAAAGCCGACATCATAAACGAGCTGACAACAGCCGAATGGTTGCGGGAGGTTTGTGAGAAGATAGGGAAGCACCAAGCCAATGATTTATATCAAGAGGTCTTTCTCATAATATGCGAAAAGGATGAAGAATGGATACTTGAAAAATACAACAGTGGATATTGGGAGGGCTTGGTCATTCGCATCGTGGTCAACCAGGCTTACGGTCAATATACCAGATTCAACAAGCTATTCAAACAAGAGCCAATGTTGGACAGTTCCAAACTTGAGATTCCTGATCATGATGTTGATTACAGAAACGAGATACTGCATTACTGCATTGATATCGTACTGCGAGAGTATGACTGGTACCATACTAAAATATGGAAGCTATACTCAGAAGGTGGGCGAAACATCAAACCAAAATCAGCACGATCCATCAGTAGAGCTACCGGCATCAGTAGGCATGAGATAGACAAAGTGATTAACGAGATTAAGTATAAAGCAAATAAACAATTCAAAAAATATGAACCTTACATTTGAGATATTAGGACTCGCTTCAGCAGGAGTAATTCTTGTAAGAAACTTGACATATCGGCTCAAGGTTAAGCCATTTACCTGTGAGCTATGTCTAGCGTTTTGGTTGAGTGTTATGTACTTCCACTCCTTGGAGGGAGTTCTATTCTCATTTGCGGCAGGGATGATAGCAGCGATTATAAACAGATATGTATGAACTAAAGGACATTAACGAAGTAATTGACACATTAAAAAGACATTTAAAATACCGAAGGGGCTTTGCACTGAGTCAACCAAGACCAAGCGAAGTCAACGAAGCATTAACCAAAGTAATAAGAATACTAAATGAGAGTAACACTAGAACACTACGGAACGAAGATAACGATTGAAACAAAACACGATGATGTGAACATACAAGAGCTTGAAGAGTTGCTCAGGTCGTTGTGTCTTGCTGCTGGATATTCAGAACAAAACATTCAGGAGATGTTTGGACAATTGCCATAAAATAAAATAATATGAACCAAGAACAAATAACATTCATACTGGAGGAGATGCTGCCAGTATTCCAGAAATGGAAAGAAACACAAGTGCTGAAAATGACACCTGAACAAAACGTGGAGTTCAGAGCAGTGTACTTACAAGAGATGGGCAAACCACTTCCAACGTGCGGCAACTGTGTAGTTGAGGGAATGCTCTCAATGATTATCAGAGCGGAGGCACAGAAGAAGGAGTTGAACACACTCGCTGACGATGAGCAGCCCGTTAAAAAAAAGCGAAGAAAACGTGTCGTGCGTAACACAGATAATAAAACAGACCTGGGCGAAGGATAAGCCTTGGCTCGTTGTTGGTACCGGTCCATCTCTTGAGAGGTGGGATGTTTCAATGATGTTAGACTATAACGTCTGGACAATTAATGGAGCATTGGAAAAAACACGATACGCAGATATAGCAGCCTTTCATGATCCACCCATCTACAACGAACCACAGAAATACATAAACGGAAAATACAAGGCACGTTTTATCCTAACCAGAACCTGCAATCAAAAGATTTATGATAACACCATATTTGTGCAGTTTAAGATTGATCCGAACGTGGGGCATTACACATTCAGAACATTCAACTCCAGCTCATTTGCATTTGAACTACTGATGAATAGATTTGACCAAGTATATACGTTAGGCATAGATGGAGGTCGTGAACTATACCAAGGATTAACAGAACACTATATCAGAGGAGAGCAAGGCACCAACTTCAACGCTCACAATCAGCATATGCACGAGCTAAAAAATAGAACGGATTGTCAAGTAATTAGGCTGTGAAGAAACATACTAAAACGTATATGAGTTATTTCGGATACGACACAACCGATTTTATTCCCTGTGAGATATGCGGCAATCAAGCCGTTGATATTCATCACATAGAGGCAAGAGGTATGGGAGGCAACCCAAAAGGAGATAAAGACGAGATAGAAAACCTGATGGCGGTTTGTAGGAATTGTCATGAGGAATTTGGGGATAAGGCTGAACACAAACATATGCTCAAGGTTGTCCATAAGGTTAAGATGAATGAGAGAAAGTAATTACATTGTAATAACTGTGAATAATCTGTGAAAATATGGCAAACGAAGAAAACTTAAAACCATTCAAAAAAGGTGAGGATGAAAGACGATGGATGGAGGGCAGACCTAAAAAGTTCACCACCTTGATGAAGGAGGAGGGCTACAAGCTTTCAGAAGTGAACGACAGCATTCAGGCTATTATGGCAATGGATGAACAAGAGATTAAAAAGGTCCTGAAGAACGAAGGAGCAACCATGCTTGAAAAGACAGTTGCAAAGGCTATCATCAAGAGCTATGAGAAAGGTTCACTCTATTCAATGGATACTTTGTTGAGTCGGGTATATGGTAAGCCAAAGGAAACAGTAGATGCAACTGTTGAGGCAAAGGTTGTAAACGTGACTTTAAATTTAGACTAATGATTTTACACGGTGATTGTTTAGAGCAAAGCGAACAGATAGAAAGCGGTTCGGTTGATTTGATATTGACTGACCCTCCTTATGGGAATATGAAAGGTGCAGAACTTGATGGATGGGGTAAAGACAAAACTCATTGGGATGACGCTATTAACCCTGCGGACATTTTTAACATTGCAAATCGCATATTAAGAAAGAACGGCAAACTTGTTTTGTTCAGTCAAGAGCCTTACACATCTCAACTAATTACAAACGCAATTCCAAACGTGCCGTTCAGTTATCGGATGATATGGGAGAAAGACCATTATGCAAACGCTCTACTATCAAAGAAAGCACCCGTTTCATACTTTGAGGATATTTTAGTATTTAGTAAAGAACACGATTTTGAAGGGCTGCACCCATTAAGGGAATACTTTAAGCAAGTGATGGATTTTATAGGGTTTAACAAAAAAACAATAATTCAAATCATAGGACAAAAGGCTGACCATGTTTTAAGAACGAACTCCTCTCAATTTGACCTATGCACAGAACCAACTTACAACGAACTGATAGAGCATTTTAAGATTGACAAAATGCAAGGCTTCAAGACCTTTGCAGAACTTGAAACTATTAATCAAAAATATATATCTATCTTCAACCTATGGGAAGGCAAGAAATACAAAAGCAACGTACTGAAATATAAAAAGGACTATAACGGCTATCACCCAACACAGAAACCAATCGCACTACTTGAGGACTTGATTAAGACATACAGCAACGAGAATGACCTTGTAGTTGATTTGACCTGTGGAAGTGGAAGCACAGCAGTTGCAGCGATAAACACAAAGAGAAAATATATAGCAATAGAGAAGGAGGAGAAATACTACAACATCGCACAAGAGCGAATCAAAGAAGCAAACAAACCTAAGCTATTTTAATATGGATGAAATTACATTTTTAGGAAACGCCTGGTCTGATGACTACGGCTTGAACATCACGGTGAACGTGGACAAATTCAAACAAGCACTTGCTGACGGGAAGCTTGAGATTAACAAGTACGGAGATGTCAGAATCAGAGTGCAGAAACTCAAGCATCAGAACGACAGGTCAAAGGCAACCCACTATGTGGCAGTACCAAGACCACCGAAAGAAAAGGATGATATGCCTTTCTAATGAGGGTACTTCTATTACTTGACGGCATGAATGGGGTGAGCTTTCACAGGCTATACACCCCTTACGTCAAAATTCAAATTGACTACGGCATCACAGTTGATGTGTCCGTGGATCAGAATGAGTGGGCAGATTTGCCGTTTGAGAAATACGATTGCGTGGTATTCAACAGATGGCTGGGTAAACTCCAATATAACATCTTACCGGTACTAGCTAAAAAGAAAATCCCTTTCATCGTTGATATTGATGACTATTGGGTGCTACCGAAGTACAACCCAGCGTACAAGTTCTACCGTGCATACATCAAGAACGGAATAAAAGACAGCCTACACTATGCAGATGCAGTGATGGTGACCACTCCACAACTTGAGGAGAAGGTGAAAGAGTTCAATACAAACGTCACTATCGTTCCCAATGCTTTAGACTATAATCAAAGCCAATGGAAAGCAGAAACGGAGCATCCTTTCACTATCGGTTGGGTTGGAGGCTTATCACATACGGAAGACTTAAAGTTGCTTACAAACAAAATAAAGCCCATCTGTGAGGAATACGGAGCGAGATTCCTAATGTGTGGCTTTCATGAGAATGTTCCTGATTGGGCAACGATGGAAAAAGCAATTACAGGAGAGCCAAGACATAAACGACCTGAGTGGTTTCAGACAAGGGTAGGAACAAAGGCAAACGAGTTCGGCAAGTATTACTCTGAGATTGATATCTGTTTGGCACCACTACAAAAAACACAGTTCAACCGTTACAAGTCAGAGCTGAAAATCTTAGAGGCGGCAGCCTACAAGTTGCCTATCTTTGTAAGTGCAGTTGAGCCATACACAAACCACCGAGATAACCTCGGATGTTTCTTTGTTAAGAATAACGATTGGTCAGAGATTGGAAAGCTAATCAAGTCAGACAAAGTCAAAGAGGTAGGTGAGATTAATTACCAGTATTGCAACCAACACCACAACCTTGATACGATCAACAAAAAGCGTGTTGACCTATTGCGTAAAGTTATAGGTTAAAAATTGACACAAAAAATTTAACTTATAGGATGCAAATAAACTACTCAAGACCAAAATTGACGAGCTACCAAAAAGCCATCTTGGATAGTGAGGCACGTTACACGATAACGGCTGCATCTACAAAGACGGGTAAAACGGCAAGTCATATCATTTGGTTGTTTGAGCAGTCGCTGAGTTTAAAAGAGAATCAATCGGTCTGGTGGGTTGCTCCTGTGTACCAACAAGCGGAGATAGCATTCAGACGTATGAAGGCACAGGTGACAGAGAAAAACTTCTTTGTATCCAACGAGAGCAAATTAACACTAATAACACCGGTAGGCTCAAGAATAGAGTTTAAATCGGCAGAGAAACCTGATAACCTTTATGGTGATGATGTGTATGCGGCAGTCTTTGATGAGGCATCAAGAGCAAGAGAGGATTCATGGTTTGCTCTACGTTCTACCCTAACGGCAACACAGGGCAAATGTAAGCTCATTGGAAACGTCAAGGGCAAAAAGAATTGGTTTTATAAGTTAGGGGAAAGGGCGAAGGCAGGTGACCCCAACATGGAGTATTTCAAGATTACGGCTTACGATGCGGCAGATGAGGGCATCATTGAACGTGAGGAGATAGAACAAGCTAAACGTGACTTGCCTGAGTATGTGTTTAGGGAGTTGTATTTGGCTGAACCTGCTGATGATAATAGCAATCCATTCGGACATCAGAACATTGACGCTTGTATCCAACAGAGTAGCGGCACACCCACAGCATACGGAATTGACCTAGCCAAGTACACAGACTGGACGGTTATCATAGGGCTAAACGAAAAGGGAGAGGTTGTTCACTTTGACAGATTTCAAGCTGATTGGTCACAGACACTTCAGAAAATAACGGCAACCATAGGGAA